GTTTATTAGATTATTATATTTTTTGGTCTAAAAAGTATATTTTTAAAATTATGTCGGAAGTGTATTTATCTTTATACATGACTATATTTATATCAATTGGTTATGTTTTAGATGGTGTTACAGGTGTTTTAATAAGTCAATGTTTAGCAATATTTATAATGTATATTGTATGTAAAAATTTTTGGTTAGGAAGAGATAAAAATTTTATAAAGGAAAGTAAATAATGATAACAGAACAACAATTAACAGAACTGGGGTTTATATATGATGAAAAAGAATATGAAGTTGGTGGTAATAAAAATTTAAAATATTATGTTTATTGTGATAAAAAATTAAAAAATAGTTTAAAATTAAAAGTACAATTATACAATGATAAAATTAACTTATATTTAAACCAATGTCATGAAGGTACAGATGATGGATTTTATGATCAAATAAACAGCTATGAAATATCCACAATTAATAATGAATTAGCAACAAATAATATTAAATTTTTTATACAAGCTTGTAATATTTGCAATGAACAATATAAAAAAATTGAAGAATTTGAAGAGGAAAATAAATAATGGATATTACTCAAATATTACCCCTAGAAATAGAACTAATAAATGCAAAAAATAGATTAGATGATACTATTCGTGATGTAACAACCTTAGCTATTGATGAAAAAACCCCGAGAGAAGTATTAATTGCACATACAGCACACTACGACGCAACTTTAGAAAGTTATTTAAATGTGTTTGATTTATTTTGTGGTTATGTGCTTGAATATGAAAATTTAAAGCCAAAATGTGAATTTTATAAGGGAAATTATAAAATAATCTTAAATAATACGCTTAATTGTTATCCTGAAAAATATAATATGCGTATTTTACAGGAAAAATGGCAAAATTCGACAAATTAAAACAATTTAACAACTTTAAAGTAAAATAAATAATGGATAAAATTAAACTTTCTGATTGCGCGCAAGAAGTTCAAGTAAATATTAAAACAAAAGGTTATCATATTGATATAAAACCACCTATTCAAAATAGAGAACCAATTGAAGTAACTATATATTATCTAAAACCAAAAATTGAAATTAGTGTTATTCCTAAATTAACAGATAATCAAACCTCAACAACAACAACAGAATAGCAATTACAGCCTATTTTTTCGGCAGGATAGATATATTCATCATCTATCTTGCATCCCTCCGCTGTATTATATATTGTATTATTTGCTTTTAAATGTGATTGTCTTGGTACTTTACTTGCATGGCTATGCTTCCATTTTGACTTGGTAAATCCCAGCTCTTGCTGTCTTGTCTTGTTAATCATGCTTGTTGCATAATTGATTTGATTATGAGCTATAAACTTAGCTCTTTTCTCTGTAATATCTGCTATATTCTGTAATTCAGATTCTAAGTATTTAAAGTCTCTACCTCGTGAGATTGAAGTAAAAACCACATCACTTAACTTTTTCTCAAATTCTTGGGGGATATTAGTTATTAAATTGATTTGCTCTTGAATTAAAGATTCGTTGACTTGTAAAGACTTTTTTGATTCTTTGCTAAAATTTACAGTTAGTTTTTCGCTTAATTTGTCTAGTGAGCTTTTCATCTGTAATTTATTGTGTTTATCAATCGCATTAATAAAGTCAGGAGCAAATAGCCCAGCACTCGAGGCAAATACTTTAGTCCATGGTTTTAATAACTTATTGATTAAATTCTCAAAAGTAAGAGCCACGCTATCTTGTGCAATGACTGCTTCTTTATTTTCGTATTTGCTTTTGACTTCACTAATAACATTTCGAATCATTGCATCTATTAATCTTTGCAATTTGTTGCGATAAGACAACTCTAGTGCGAAGCTTGGTCTAATTGCTCCCAACTCAATATATTTAGTCATTTTTTATCATTTTTCTTGTTTGTTTTGGTTGGCTCTTTACTTTCAATCATTGGCTGTTCTATAGCCTCATCTGGGTCTAATTCGCTATAGTAAGAATCAGGAGCATCAATTAATACTTGTCTCTCTTCTTCTTGAGAAGTAAGCCCAGCATTAATATTGTTCATGGCTGTTCTGCTGTTTATCTCTGCAATTTCTGCATCTTCTTTTTTGTTAGATTCCATGAGTTTATTAAATCTAATTTTTATTTTCTCAATAATTGACATATCAACGCCGATGTTTAACAATTCTAATTTAACTAATTGCATTAAGAAAGGTTTTAATATTCTGTTTTGATTACCAGCCGTTAAATCGTTCCAATTGCGATGCCCCGATTCGTCATTGGTGCTAAACCCTTGGGGCGATATACCCAGTAATTTTGTTGCTGGTTCTTGGATTTCAATACACATAATCTCAGCATAACGGGACAATAACTCATTAAGCCCGTTTAGTGCCATTGTCAATTGTACAATGTCCTCACTTTCTTTGTCTACCGCCAAAATCCCAAAATTATTGCGACCCTTGATAAAATCTTTAATTCTAGTCGTTAGCTTTTTTTTATCTGAATTAGATACTCCAATAGGCACTTTGAATACAGTTAAATTGAATCTAGCTATTATTTTCTCAATTTCGTCTCTAACATTGTTGAATTGTGATACAGCCTTTATTAATTTTTGAGTCAGAGATATACCGTAATGCCTATAAATTGGCTTAAGAATATTTGGTAATTCCTCTGTCACTACGATAATAAGTCGACTAACATCAGTCTCTACGCCCATCACATTATATTTAGTTGGCTTATAAAAATCTAATTCAAATGGGTCAGAATAATTCACAAATGTTGGAGTACACCAAATTGGCTCAATAATAGAATATCCAAGCAATGACCCAACAGCAATAGTATCATTATTAATTTTGAGTGGCTTAGTTCTGTTATCAGGTTTATCATCTTTAAATTTCGGATATACAGCTATTCCCCCAAGTTGTTGTGTTTTGATCATCGCATCTCTAATTGTTTTTTGTAATTCTTCTTGATCAAATATTTGTTTTAATTTTTGCAAAACATCAGTTGCTTCTACAACATTTTCGTCATCACAATAAAACTCCCAACCAGCTCGTAACATTTCATCTGCATAACCACGACAGGCATTGCCAATGATTGGCACTTGCACTAATAAAGATAACTGGGCAAACCCCAACATCATGTTATCTTGAATGAGTCTATTACTCAAGTTATAGCTCTCATTGCTGTAATATTCTCCATCCATGACATTAGCAGGTACGTTATCCATCGCCATTACTGCATCGGTCTTTTTAACTTTGAGAGACTCTTTGACAAGAGCCAATTGCTCTTTAAACCACATGTTATATTCTTGAGTTTGATCGTTATCTTTTTGCTCCATCAGATCATCAAATAACCCTCCAATGTACTCGAATTTCTCTTTTTCTACTGGTTTAGTTGGTTCAACAATCGGGGCTGGTTGTTGTCTATTAAATAATTTTTGTAATATTTTCATTCTTTTTTAATCCCAAATACTCGAGTTATCATCTTTATATATTTTGTTTAAATTGTTTTTTGCCTGAATTTGTTGAGTAAGTCCGTACCGCCAAGCATCGATTAAGTGATCATTTTCTTTTATGATGTCAGTTGTAATTATACCACTATTTTTATCTGTTTTATATTTGTAGTTGTCTAGCTCATAAATTAAATGTTTACATCGAGGGTGTACGATCAATCGTTTACCTTTTAAATATTCAATCCCCGCCTCAACACTACCTGCCCCTTTTTTAGCACCCATTGCATCCAATCCATCTGCTCTCAGTTGTGCAATTCGGTCAGAACTTGAACAATCCCAATAAACACGTTCGTCTAAAGCTTGAGGGATTTTCTCTTTTATTTTCTCTTTATATTTAGTTATTAACAACTGATACTCATGTAATTCACGATTTGCATATATTGTATTGTCATCAATAAAGCAAAACTCAATAAGAGCAGTTGGGTGAGCACTAAAGCCAAAATCCCCGCCGTATTGCATATAATACACATTGCTTTTGTCGTCTAACCATTGTAACCCATTGTAAAATATACCCAAATCATCGACAGTATAACAACCTTTAAATATCACATCGTCAGTTACTGAGTAAGGTTTGCCAAGCCAATCATGTTCATAAAATTCGTAATTAATTGCTTTTAGCTCATTGGCTTCGTCGATCATTAATTGCGGACAGTTTGGATTGTCCAAATAATTAATTTGTACCACTTTTTTATTTTGCCGATTAGACATCATAAATTGATAAATGGGGTCAGTAATAGCCCTAGGATTGAAACTAAACCATATCTCGCTACCTTCTTTGCGAATTGTTGGGATTAATATTCTTAAACTATCAGCACTAAGAGTTTGAGCTTCCTCTATCCAAGCGACATCAGCACCCTCGAATGATTTGATATTAACTGCGTTCTTGATACCCGAAAATACAAACTCGGTACCATTCTTACCGATAATAGTATCTCTTTGAATCTTGTAAAATTGACGTAAAGCAGGTTCTTGGTTAATTTTGTCTGATAATAATCTGTGAACGGAATCCTTTAAATTCTTTTGATACTCTCTTAAGCACAAAAATAAACATTTCTTTTGCGTTCCTCTTTCTGCTAGGCTTGTTGCAAAATCGTGACTTTTGCCACCATTCCTACCGCCATGGACTATTTTAAACCGCCATTTTTCTTTGTTTAAAAACGCCATTTTGCGGTTAATTTGCAATGTCATTATTTATTCATTCCCGACATATTCAATAACTAATTTAGCAGAATCATCATTACCATTATTATTTATATTATTTTGAATTGCAACTTGTGCCGTAGTCATGCCCAAAGCTTTATTATTTTCAGTAAAAAATGGGGCTAAGTTTTTTAAATGTATGTTCGTGGGCTCATACGAGACGCTACCATCGGCTCCAATTCTACTAGTATATAACCCGTCTTTATTAAGTTCTAATATTTCATTTACTTGGTCAGCCGATTTGTTAATTGCATTTGCTATTTTAATTTGAGCTTGAATCAAACTATGTTTATACAAGGCCATCATTGCCACATCTTTATTTGATTGAGTGATTTGCGAAGGCAATAGTTGATTATTAATATCTTCTCGCATGGCTTTAATATGCGGATAATCGTCTAAATGTTCCTCAATCATTTCATTAGTTGCAGTTGCTAAAGCATCGTATTTTTTAACAAATGATTTGTGTTCGCCCCAATTTTTCTGTTTAGCTTTTCTAACTATTTGCGTATGCGACATTCCAAACTTGTCACCAATTTCACGAATTGGAACACCATTAATATAATCTAATTTGATTGCGTCCCAGTCATTTCTGGGTTTTGTACTTGCCATTTAATCGCCTTTTGTTAAAATCGGTTACTTGTTTGGTAACAAGTTTAGCATGTTTGGTAACAAGTTGTCAAATATTGGTAGCAAGTCGCTTCACACCAAAACCATAATAAATAGGCAAATTGGTTATTAAATCAACATCACAATAAACAAAGTACATTTGTATATCCAAATAAAAAAGCCCCAATGTTATTGTGATGAGACACTAGGGCTAATAAATAAGTTACAAACCTATTTTAATATTGCTCATCACTTCAATTTTAAAATGTGTCTGTTGTTTTTTTGGGGTACGTTTTTACCCTCGGTTGTAAGAGGATTTTTTCGAGTAAAGAGGCAGAGCATTAGAGCAATACCCCCCTACCCCCCAAGACAACCATTCTTGAGTTAGTAAAAGTTCACCTTCGGCGTTGTCGGACTTCCCGTCGTATGTCGGCTGTCGCATCATCGCTTATCTCATCACTTGTTTTACATCGCATCTGAGACATATATTAATAATATACATTTACCCCACGATAACAATATTATACTACACTTTTAATAGGCTATGTAATTATTTTTAACTCGTGCATTTTTTGCACATGTTGTTTTTTTACTCATTTTTTAACAAATTTGTTCAATAATTATCACTTGACCAGCAATTTTATTAACTTTTTTATAAAATATTTATCTTATCTAATCATTGGTATATATGAATTCTTGATAATATATTAAAAATAAATATAAATATATTAAAATAATTGTTGACACGTAACGTAACACGTGATATAATCTCGACATGAAGTTAAAAAAAGACTTCTAAAAAACAAAAACTAAATTAAAAGGAAAACAAAATGAAAAGACAAAAAATTATAAAATTAATTGAAGATTTTCAAAAAAATTTACAAAATGAAATCTACGAGTTAATTGAAGAAGAATGCGAGTATGACGATTACGAAGCTTCAAGAATCCACTCTTTATATTTAAATTATTGCACAGCTGGAATAACAGCAAATAATTTTATTAAACAATTAAAAGCGGATTAACACCACGGGGCGGAAGCCCCAACTATCATATAAAGGTAACAAAATGAACCAAAAAACATACATCTTAATATTTGACAATTACTCAGAGATTCGTATCTCTGCTAGTAACGACCGCACGGCAAAGACAGTGGCTACAGCTATACACGAGAGTATTTGGGGTGAGATGCGGTTATACAACCAGCACATGGAGCTGGTAGGTACTAAACAAAATGGAAAATGGAGTTAAAAAAATGAATACAATAATTAAAATAATTGACGACCTGCTCCAAGAGTTGGAGCAGGAAACAACAAAGGAACAAGAAGCAAATAATTTAATTCGCTATTACATAGTTAAAGAGCAGATTAGCATCGTTAAAATATTAAAAGTTAGAATACAAATAGAAAATATAAAGGGGGCAAAATGAAAATTAAACAATTAGAGTGGGTTAAAAATAAAAATGATTGGGCGGTGAGTGGGATAAACGAGTGGATATACCGATTAACTTGGAATGATGTGTGTTGTAAATGCGATATTAGAAAATATATATTGACAATTGAACACGAACATAACGGCATAATTGACCCACTAAAGTTATACGAAGAGACTGATTTTAACACAATATTAATGAAAGCACAGCAACACTTTGAACGTGGCGTTACTCGTGAATATTTGGAGGATTAAACAATGCAAACAATAATCAATTCACTATCACATAACAGCACGTTATGTATAGAACACAATTATAATTTTTTATACATCAAGTTTAAAAACTTACGTGGTGTATATAAAATTAACTTAAAAAATGTTACTGAAAATCAATTAATTAATTTTTTGGGGGAATAACATGGAATTTGTAAAAATGAACGAATCAGGCATTACAACAATTGGTATTAAAGAACTAAATGACTTGATATTTGAATGGCGGATATTAGATAAATTAGAAAAATCGGGAATTGACAAATGGGAGAGCTATCAAGATGCATTAGAATATTTAGAATATTTAGCAGAACTAGAAATTGACTTCCAAGAAGCAAACAAGGAATCTAACTCATGATAGCAGTTATAACTCTAAACACGTTGCTATGCTTAGCAACAATAACAATCTTAACAATTAACGTTAATATATTTTAGAAAGATAACAAAATGTCAAGAAAAACACATACTACAATAGATTTTTATATTGTAGATAAAGAAAAAATACAAAATTATATTAAAGATAATGACATAAAAGGTGGAATGGCTAACTTTCTAACGTCGTTATTTAATGAGCATACAGCAGAAAAGCTAACAACCCCAAGTGGTGTAGTTGGTACATTCAACGAGCTTTTAACTCTTTACAGAGCCAACAAACTCACCAAAAAAGCAGATATGAATTATATCTTAAACTTAATGGCAACCAAGGAACTAACAAGATGATATTAAACGATGTAATTAAACAAACGAGTTTACTAAATTACCAGCAAAAAATGATTCGGGACGAAGTACAGCAACATCTCAATGATGAAATTAATAACAAGTTGAAGCAGGTTATAATAGACAAGCTGTACTATTCGGATATAGACATGTCGCTAATCGCTACTTTTGCGAATAAATTACATAATTATTTGGGGAGATAACAATGGATAAAGAAAAAATTATAACTAAAATCAAAAAGATGCGTTGTGAAATAAAAAAAGTAATGCCTGAAACAATTCAAATTCAAGAAAACACAACAGACACAATACCTTTTATGTTATACATGCATTACCACGAATTAAGAGCAATTTTAAAGGAATTAGAAAATGAATGAACAACTAGAACAATACGAATCAGAAAAACAGCAAATTGGGAGTGACTTGTCTGCGGATGAGTACGAGCGTGAATTAAAAATTATAATTAATGAGTTGGAGGTGTGAAATGGCATTAATAAATTTATGCATACGTACCCCCAAAGGTTTAATAAGCACTGGCATTTCATTAAGAAATTCAATAGATTTAATCACAAAATATAATTTGGAACAACCCATCTACAAATTATTTT